GAGCTGTTGGACAAAACCAAACACGCAGTAATTATTGTGCCGATTGAAAAAGTAAAATTGAAAAATGATGAATGAGGAGGATAACGATTTGACGATTAAAGAATGTAAAGAATGGCTTTCGAGAGCGAGAAAGACGGACGAGGAGATTAACGCACTTATCGCGGAGCAGGAGAGAGCATTGACAAACGCAACAAGCACTGTGGCTCAGTCGGGCAGTGAAAAGGTGCAGACGTCAAACGTGAATACTTCGGAGAATAAGTTCATAAGCTATGCCGCGTATTCCGAATTGATAGATAAACGCATTGACAGACTGTATGAGATTAAAAAAGAGATTTTGGAAAACGTGAATAAACTCGACGACGCAACACTTCGGACTATATTAATTTTGCGTTATCTCAATTTTCAAACGTGGGAAATGATTGCTTGTAAAATGAATTACAGTTATAAACAAGTGTGCAGATTACATGGAAAAGCATTGAATTTAATAAAAGATGTCATAGAATGTCCTATTGCACCTGTGATATAGTGTATAGTAGAACAAGTAACATAAGCGGTGTATCATCGTGAGATGATGGGTGAATATCTCGTGTAATTGGTGTGAGTGGAGATATTAAAAAATTATCAAAAAAATGTTTGAAGTTGTAATATTATGGGTATATATCATACGAGGTGATGATATATGTCAAAAAAAGAAGAAAATATTTTTTTGAAAAATCAAAAAATACCGGAAACGTTAGATAGCTATTTTAAAGATTATACACAAAATGGTAATTATGAAATGCTAATAAATAAAGCAAGGGATTACATATATGAAGATACAACTAATATAGACATAGTTATACACAATTTGAAAATTGAAAAGAAACAAATTGAGATTGATAAAACAAATAGAGAAACACATAATATTCCGATATTCTCAGGAATTATTGGTGCCGCTACTACAAGCTTAATAAATTTTATTTCTGATTTAATAACAGCAGATTCTAAAGGTATTATAGATAATATTTTACCCAGTATAGCGATTATATCGGGCTGTTTGACAGCGTATATGTTTACAGATAGTTTTTCAAGAACTATGAAAGAAGCTAAATTACAGGATTTAAAGAATAGTGAAAAAATAGATTTTTTAGATTTCTGTATTAAAGAATATACTAAAAAATATATTCAAAAATATATTCAAAAATAAATAGAAATTTCAAACACACCTAATCGGGTGTGTTTTTCTTATGGGATAAAACAGGAGGTGATAAGAGTGACGGAGAAACAGAAACGGTTTTGTGAGGAATATTTGATTGATTTGAATGCAACGCAAGCGGCGTTAAGAGCGGGATATTCGGAAAAGACGGCGTATTCGATTGGAAATGAAAACCTGCATAAACCTGAAATTCAAGAATACATACAAAAACGGCTGAAAGAGAAAGAGGACGCTCTTATTGCCAAACAAGATGAGGTATTGAAAACGCTTACGGCTGTTATGCGACGTGAGAAACCCGAAACGGTTGTTGTGACGTGCAAAGCACGTAAATCACACTATGACGACAAGGGCAAGAAAGTCACTGACGAGGCGGAGCAACCGATATGTGTTGAAATACCGACAAAGGTGTCGGACGTAAACAAAGCGGCGGAAATGTTGGGTAAATACTACGCATTGTTCACAGAAAAGCTGAATGTTGACGGTGATATGGACTACAGCATTAAAATTGACTACGGAGGCGGTGACGAATGAACAAAATAACAGTACCGTTCAATCCGATATTCAAGCCTGTACATCAATGTAAAAAGCGTTATGTTGTAATGAAAGGCAGTGCCGGAAGTGGCAAGAGCGTCGATACTGCACAGTTATACATACTCCGTTTAATGCGTGACAAGGGACGTAATCTTGTGTGTGTGAGAAAGTCCGATATAACAAACCGTGACAGTACATTCGCCGAGTTGGAAAGTGCCATAAACCGTATGGGCGTAGGCAGAGCGTGGCGAGTTACGCAAAGTCCGTTGTCGTTCACCTGTATAAACGGCAACAAGATTATATTTCGTGGTGTCAACGACAACAAGCAACGTGAAAAGCTGAAATCAATCACATTTGCGAACGGTAAATTGACAGATGTATGGATCGAAGAGGCTACGGAGCTTGTGCAACAGGATTTTGAAATTATAGATGACCGTTTGAGAGGTGAACTCCCCGACGGTCTTTTTTATCAGATAAAATTGACGTTCAACCCTGTATCGTCAAGTCACTGGATAAAGAAAGTGTTTTTCGATATACAGGACGATAACGTCTTAACGCACCAAAGCACATATTTAACAAACCGATTTTGTGACGAAGCATACAGGCAACGTATGCTACGTCGTAAAGAAGTTGACCATGAGGGATACAGAATTTACGGACTGGGTGAATGGGGCGAAACAGGCGGATTGATATTCTCAAATTATCGCATTGAAGAATTTGATACAGATATGAGCCGTTTTGACGCTATGGCAATAGGACAGGACTTCGGATTTAATCACGCAAATGCTATATTGACGTTAGGTTATAAGGACGGTGATATTTACGTTTGTAATGAACTGTATGTATACGAAATGGATACAACCGAAATTATCACTAAGGCTGACGGGAATTTCAGCAAAAGTCTTGTAATGTGGTGCGACAGTGCAGAGCCGGACCGTATAAAAATGTGGCGAAAGGCAGGCTATCGCGCAAGGGCAGTTGTTAAAAATCCGAACAGCATACAATCGCAGATTGACTGGTTAAAAGGCAGAAAGATACACATTCACCCGTCTTGCGTGAATGTAATCAAAGAGATACAGCAATGGCGTTGGCGAGTTGATGAAAAGTCGGGCGAATATACGGACGAACCTGTCAATGTATTTGATGACGCAATGGCGGCACTGAGATACGGCGTTGAGAGTTGGCGCAAGGATAAGAAAGCTAAAATCTATTCAAGAGAGGAGTACGGAATATGATAATTGATGAAGATATAGTCGCGGGCGGTGTGACACCGTTTATCATAACGAAATTGATTGAACGGCACGAGCGAGAGCGACAGAGATACCGATTATTGCACGATTACTATATGGGCGACCACCGCATTTTAAGCCGCAGAAAAAGAGGTAAAAACGTGGCAAACAACCGCATAATGTGTAATCACGCAAAGTACATAACGGATATGACACAGAGTTATCTTGTCGGCAATCCTGTAACGTATGCGGTGTCGGACGAATACGATATTGAGGCAATCAAAAACGAATATTTGGAACAGGATATGCCGAGTGTTGACAGTGAAATCGTAAAGAATATGAGCATTTACGGCAAAGCATATGAACTGATTTATGCGGACGAAAAGAGCAAGCCGAGAAGTGTCCGATTGGACCCGGAGCATACATTTGTATGTTACTCACAGTCGGCATTTGAAAAGCCGTTGTTTGCGGTGTATTACTACAAGAAATACGACCTTGACGGCTACTGCACAGGCAGTATTTGTCGTGTGTATGATGAGTCATTTATATATACATACACAGGTCTTGACAGCTATACAGCATTGTCATTGCAAAATGTTGAACCACATTACTTTTTTGATGTACCTATTATCGAATACAGAAATAATACGGAAATGCAGGGCGATTTTGAACAGCTTATAACACAGATTGACGCATACAATGTGTTGATGTCAGACCGAATAAACGACAAAGAGCAATTCGTTAATTCGCTGTTGTTTTTGTGTAATTGCGACCTTGACACCGAACAGGCAAAAAAATTATTGGTAGAACGTATCTTAATGGGCGACGGTGATGCAAAGGCGGAGTATCTATCAAAGGTGTTGAACGAGGCTGATACAAAGGTGTTGCGTGACGACATCAAGGACGATATACACCGTTTGTCACACGTTCCTGATTTGTCGGACGAAAGTTTCGGCAATAATTTGTCGGGCGTGGCGATAAAGTATAAGCTGTTGGGATTTGAACAGCACGTCAAGAACAAAGAACGTAATTTTGCTAAGACGTTGAGAAAACGTTTGGAGATTTACAACAATTTCTTAGTGACATTAAACGCAATGAAAGAAGTGCCGTCGCACAGGGTTGACATCGGATTTACATATAACTTGCCTGCAAACGAACTTGAAATAGCGCAGATGATTAATTACCTCAAAGGTCTTGCGTCTGACGAAACATTATTAGAGCGTCTGCCGTTTATAACAGACGCAAAGGAAGAAGTTGAAATCGCACGCAGAGAGCAAGCGGAAAAGTCCGCCGAGGATATACGTATCGCTGAAAGTTCGGCAAGGAAAGTAAACTACAATGAAGAGTAAGGCGTATTGGGTGCAACGTGCGATTGAGGTTGAAACATATTTACAGTCGCAGGCGGATAGCATTAAGGACGGTGTAATCAAGGCATATGAGCGAGCAATCAAGAATGTAAACAATGACATTGAGAAAACATTTAAAGCCTATATTTCAACTGATATACCCGAAAAAGAGGCACGTCGGCTGATGAGCATAGCCGACAGCGATAAGCAGTACGAAGAACTGCTTGAACTGTACGACGAAACAGACGACAAGACGGTCAAAAAAGAAATTCTAAACCGCATAAATGCACAGGCATACGGTGCGAGAATTAGCCGATTAGAGGGACTGAAACGTAATGTATATATTTACTTTAGGCACGTTGCAAACGAGGCTATAAAGGAGCAAAAGAAACTGTATGACAGTGCGGTAAAGACGGCGTATTATACGAATATTTTTGATACCGCACAAGGTTTAAACTGCGGTATTGATTTTCCACTTGTACCGCAAAAGGCGGTTAATAAAGTGTTAAGAGAGCCGTGGCACGGTCACAACTACAGCGATAGAGTGTGGATACATAACGACAGATTTATACAGGCAGTCGGACAGACGATTGAGGACGGTATAATAAGCGGTCACAGTGTAAGTCGTATGACCGATAAGCTGATTGATTACGTCAAAGATACTGCACCGGGTGGAATACGAACATCAGCCGAAACACTTGTACGAAGTGAAACGGCTCATTTTATGAACCAAGGTCAGAGAATGGCATATGAGGAAATCGGTATAAAACAGTATCGTTTTGTTGCGGCACTGTCTGAATTGACGTGTGACAGGTGCGGAAGTCTTGACGGTAGCGTGTTTGATACGGATAAAGCCGTTGAGGGTGAGAACTTCCCCCCGATACACCCACGCTGTCGGTGTGTTACGATTATGGCAGATGTGAATTTGTCAACTCGTATCGCCCGTGACCCGTTGACGGGTGAAAATTACAAGGTTGACGGCGGTATGACATTTAACGAATGGAAAAACAGTTTGTCGGACGAGCAAAAAAATGCGTTAAAATATGTTGCAAATAGTGAAAAACGTGGTATAATAGAGATGAAAAGAAAAAAGAACGATAATAAATCAGAAACTATGCCCAAAAAGCAACTTCAAAAAATAATTAAAAGGTTTAAGAAGTTGGGAGGAACTATTCAAATGAGCGAGGAAACGGATAAATATTTGGATAGTAAATTTGCAGAAGCAATTACATATGATGCGCATACAATTTTATTACGTCAAAAACCTAGTCGTGCCAGTGTATTTGAAGAGCTTATACATTCCGCTCAATATGGAACGGGGAAAAATGATGGAAGTTATATTAGTCGATTAAAGTGTGAAATAGAGGCACAAGAGAAATTACTAAGATACCAAAAAGCATACAGACTTACTAAAATTGAGGTCGAACAAACAGAAAAGGCTTTAAATGATTACAAAAATGAATTAAAACTATACTATAAAAAAGGCGGTGTGTGATATGGATATAATAAATTCATTGAAAATTGGACAAAATATATCGGTACAAATCAATGACAACGGTATAAACTTAAAAAATGGGGGATATGTTGCAGATGAAAACGGAAACCACTTTAAAATATTATCAGTAGCGATGATAAATAATCATAAACGATTAATTGATAGTAATGCAGAGTTATTGTTGGCGGGAGATGTTAATAATATCGGAAAAAAATTATATACGATATGATTTAATGAAAAAGAGTGTGTAAGAAAAAACTAAATATAAATTAAATATTAAAAGCACGTTTGCAGACGTGCTTTTTTGATATTCAAATTTATTGAAAGGCGGTGATAGTGTGAAAGTAGGCACAACATACACATAGAAGAAAGGAATGGTGATCCGATTATCTCCCTGTTAGACGTGGGGTTATACGTCTTATTTTTATACATTTTTTTAGAAAGGAATGATTTTAATGGCAGAGCCAACACCAAATCCAACAAAAACAACGGAGCCAACACCTCCGACACCTCCGACACCTCCAGAGCCTCCCGCACCGAATAACGGCGACAATCAAAAGGCGATTGATGAAGCGATAGCTAAGGCAAAAGCGGAGTGGGAAAAGGAAGTTGAAGAAAAATTAAAAAAAGCCGAAGAAGAGGGCATGAGAAAAGCCAAGTTGACAAACGAGCAAAGAAAAAAAGAGGACGACGACAAGGAACGAGCAGAATTTGAAAAGGCAAAGGCAGAGTTTGAACGTGAAAAAATCGTTGCATATGCCGAAACGGAACTTGCCAAAAACGGACTGTCTGCCGAGATTGCAAAGCACATTGTGGCAGAGGATAAGGATAGCACAAAGGCGGTTATCGACAAGATAAAAGAAAGCTACGACAAAGATGTACAAGCAGGTGTTACCGAGCGTTTAAAGGGTAAAACACCGGATTTAAACGGTGGCAGTGGCGGTCACAACACAGGCAGTTTTATGGACATAATCAGAGAAAATCAAAGATAGGAGTGAAATAAATGGGTTATTTGAAAAATGAATTGACAGGTTTTGTGCCTGTCGAGCAAGCAACAGACATCATCAAAATGGTGACAAGGGGTTCAAGTGTTTTAAGAATGGCGAAAGTCGAGGAAATGAAACACGAGAAGAAAAAGTTTAACGTACTTACAGACGGTCCGGGTGCTTACTGGGTCGGTGAGGGTGAAAGAATTAAGACAAGCGGTGCTACTTGGATTCACCCTGAAATCGAGGCTAAGAAGTTAGCCGTTATTATTCCGGTAACAAAGGAAAAGTTGGAAGATACAACTATCAGCGTATTTGAGGAACTAAAGCCGGAAATCGCAGAGGCATTCTACAGAGCGATTGACGCGGCGTGCATTTTCGGTACAAATTCGCCGTTCAAGACAAACATTATGAACGCTATAGACAGCAAGCATATGGTTGTTACAGACAACACAAATATTGATATTGCTATATCTGACGCAATGTCAATGATTGAAGAAAACGGCTATGACCCGTCGGGATTTATCGGTCGTATCGGTGTTAAGAATATGCTGAGAAAATTGCGTGACGCAAACGGCGCACCTGCATATGTCAACGGTACAACAGGCGGTGAGCTGTACGGTCAGCCTATCGAATTTGTACGTAACGGTGCGTGGGACAATAAACGTGCCGATATTATCACAGGTAATTTTAAATATGCCGTTGTCGGTATGCGTGCAGGTATTAATTACGAAATTCTTACAGAGGCAACACTACAAGGCACTCTTGACAGTGACGGTAAACCGCTATCACTTGCCGAGCAAGATATGGTTGCAATCAAGGCTACTATGCGTTTAGGTTTCCTTGTTGTCAAGGACGACGCATTTGCCGCATTTAAGAACGGTGTTCCGGCGATTGGTGAATTGGACGTTGAATCGGTTGCCGGCACAACAGGCAACACTGTTATTACGGTATCGCCAAAGCCTATCGGCGGTCACAAGTTGGTTTACAAGACTGCCGCAAGCACCGCTCCAAGTGTTGCGTATGACGACGATTTGTCGAAGTGGACAGAGTTTAACAACGGTGACGAAATCACTGCGACAAACGGTCACAAGATTACAGTTGCGGAAGTTACCGCAGACGGCAAAGCGAGAAAGTCTGGCAGTGCCGACGTTGTAAGCGGTGAATAATATGGAACAGTTGGGGACACTAAAAATGTTGCTGGGGATAAAGGACGACGAGCAAGACAGCTTGTTGTCCTTTTTGATTGAGGACACGGTTAATATGATTATGGCGTACTGTCATATTGATGTACTGCCACGTCAGCTTGAAAGCCTTGTTCCGAAGATTGCGGCGGATATGTACAGGGCGAAAGGTTACGGGGACAGTAAAAGTCCTGAAGTAGTCAAGAGCAGAAGTGAGGGCGAACGTTCCGTCACATATGCCGAAACCGACAATGACAAGATTTTCAGCAACTATTATAAACGCCTTGACCCGTTCCGTAAACGAAAGGGGCGTGTTCCGAGTGACATCAGTATTCAGTGATTTTTACGATAAAACTGTTATAATCGCAGAATATGAAATTGACGACTATACAGGTAAAACCGAAAAGACTGTATTGTCCGAAATCAAAGCCGATGTACAACCGTACAGTGGTGGCAGAGCAAGAGAGCAATACGGTTTAGATATAGAATGTCAAATGCGTATGTTCTGCGATATGTCAGACGACGTAAAGGTCGGTAACAGGGTTGAATATGACGGCGACATATATGATATAACATATGTGCAGAAATGGGACAGCGGTTTGGTAGCAATGCTCGAAAGGAGTAGGCTGAAATGAATTTTTCAATCGAGGGGATAGATAACGTTGTTGATAAGCTGACACAGTATGCAACAGGTGATAAAATGCAGAGAGGTTTGGCAATGGCGGGTGAAGTCGTAAGAGCGCACGCAGTGGCAAACTGTCCTGTTGCAACAGGACGTTTAAAGGGCAGTATCGTAAGCCAAGTGGACGGTGACAGTGTTGCAATCGGTCCGACTGCCGATTACGGTATTTATGTCGAATTCGGCACAGGCTCAAAGGGTGATAAATCTGTTTCGCATACGTCAAAAAGACACTGGACGTATTACAGTGGCGGTCGATTTTACACAACGTCGGGGCAAGCACCACAGCCGTTCCTCGTACCTGCACTGAAAAATAACATCAGCGAGATAATCGCTAAGTTTAAGGAGGTCTATAACTCGTGAAACGAGTTATAGCGAGCAAATACGAAGTATTTGTGTTAGCGTAGGGAGGGTGATTCGGTGTTTGATATTGGTTTGGAATTGCGGGACATTTTAAAGCAAATAGACGGTGTAAGTGTATGCTTTGCATATCCCGATAATTTTAATAAATTGCCCGCAATAGCATATTACACGCTAACGGACAAAGGCTCAATGTCATATGATAATACGGTCGTTACGAATGATACGACTGTTCAGATTGATATTTACGCCGATTATCCGCAAACGTGTTTTGAATTGTCGGAGAGGGTATATAAATTATTGACTGATAACGAATATTATCACGAAATGACAATGGACGTACCCAATCCCGACGACAAGAGTATAAAACACAAAACAATGAGATTTACGAAAGTAGTAGAAAGGAATGATTGATTTATGGCAAATACAGAGAAAAGAAAACCACTACCTACAATAGGTGTGGACAAGTACACATTTTTCGCAGTTTTAACAGACACATCAGAGGGTGCAACATATGGTGATCCGTACAATTTAAGAGGTACTGTCGAAATTGCGCCGACAGACGCAGGCGGCAGTGATGTTTTTGACGCCGATAACGGTGCGTATGAAACATCAAACTACATTGAAAAATTAGGTCACGACATCACAAATGCCGATATTCCGCCGGAAGTTGATTCAATGTGGCGTGGACTGACACAAAAAGACGGCGTTGTTGAGGTGGGCAACGATACAAAAACCGTTTATTTCGGTGTTGCGTGGAGAATTATGAAGTCTGACGGCTCATACCGTTATGTGAGATATTACAAGGGCTCATACAGCTTTGCGTCAAATGTTGGAGGTAAAACAAAAGCGTCAAGCGGTGCGCCTGAAAAGCAAACCGCAAAGGCTACATACACAGCCGTACAACGTGATTTTGACAACAACTATTACGCATACTTTGACGAAAGCGATTTGCCGGAAGGTGTCACAAAGACAGAACTTGAAGAAAACTGGTTTAAGGATATGAACTACTATCCAGTGAAGAAAGCACTTTAAGACAAGGCACGCCGAAAGGCGTGCTTTTTTCGTATAGAGAGGAGCGAGTAACAATGCAAAGAGTATTAACATTTGTACACAATAAAAAGAAGTATGTATCAAAACCGTGGTGTTTCGGTGCGGCAACGTTGGTTGAAAAAGAATACATGGACGTTGCAGAGGGTGAAAAAGTAACGGCTACGTCGGTATGTGCAGATGCCGTTGACTATCTGTTTGAGGGTACAGAGGCGACACAAGATATTTTAGACACGGCTGTTTCAGCAAAAATGAGAATGTGTCGTGAAGTTATGAAATGGTTTATGGACGATTTTACGGGAAAAAACGAGGAAAGCCTGCCGGAGCAGGCAACCGAAAAGGAAGATTAAGCGATTTATACGGGACAATGCTGAAATATCACGGTATATTGCCGAATGATTTGGCAAAACAAGACCCAAGATTATTACTTGCAGTTATAATCGAGGACGAGGAAGAAGAATATACGGGAAATGACCCGTATTTAAAAATGTTTTATGGAATGTAGTGAGGTGATTTGTAGTGGCTGACGCGGCGGAATTAATAGTAAGAATAAGAGGTGATGCGTCCGACTTAGAGGCGACAATAAGCAGTGTTGAAAGTGAATTGTCAAAATTGGAGCAGACGCAAAGCAAAAATAATAATACAAGTACAAAAGGTCTTACGGCATATAAAAAGCAAATGCAAGACGCACAAACCACCTTGCAAACAAGCCGTACGGCATTGACGAATACAAAAAAAGCGTATGAGGATAACGTCAAGTCTGTAAATAAAAATGTTACGGCACTGAAAGCGCAGAAAACGGAATTAGACAAACAAATTTCTTTGCGTTCAAATGAAAAACGGTTGCTTACAGAGGCGAACAAAAGTCTTGACAAAAACAGTGTTGCATACAAAGACAATCAAAAGGCATTGAATTGGGTAAATACCGAGATTGAGGCATATACAAAGCAAAGTCAAAGTATATCTGATTCTATTCGTACGCAAGAGGCGGCATTGTCGGGAAGTAAAAAGGCATATACCGACGCACAAGCAACTGTCAAAAAAGCAACAGAGCAATACGAGGAATATGAGAAAGGCTTAAAAGCCGCTGAACGTGCAGATGAGGCGCAGAACCTACAGAATACAGGTAAGCGGTGGAAAGAAGTCGGTGAGGGTATAGATACTGTAACTAAACCGTTACAGTATGCGGCGACTGCACTTGCCGCGGGCGGTGTTGCGAGTGCCAAGTTCGCGATAGATTTTGAGAACAATTTCGCAAATGTAAAGAAAACTGTTGACGGTACACCTGAACAGATTGAAAAGATTAGGCAAGAAATTATAGATATGACGACTGTCGGAATAAACGGACATTCTGCCATTCCACAGACAACGGCAGAATTAACCGAACTTGCGGCGGCAGGCGGTCAGTTGGGTATAAAAACTGAAAACATATCTAAATTTACTGAAACAATGGCAATGCTCGGCACTGCTACAAATCTGTACGGCGAAGAGGGTGCGGCAACACTTGCAAAGTTCGCAAACGTTACAAAAATGGACCAAGAAAATTTTGACCGTTTGGGAAGTTCAATAGTTGATTTGGGTAACAATTTCGCTACAACAGAATCGGATATAGCTAATATGTCTATGCGTTTAGCTGGTGCAGGTACACAAATCGGATTAAGTCAAGCCGACATATTAGGTATAGCAACCGCATTGTCAAGCGTTGGTATAGAGGCTGAAATGGGTGGTAGTGCGTTCAGTAAGGCTATGATTGCTATGCAAATGGCAACTACAAACGGTTATACGCAGGTTAATGACGTTATGAACAAAACAGGAATGTCATTAAGAGATTTGCAACTACTATCCGCAAACAACAGCAAAGACTTCAAGTCATTGGCTGATGGTTTAGGCTACACAAGCACCGAACTAAATTCAATGATTTCGTCAGGTGTACAATTAGAGAATTTCGCTAAAATCACAGGTAAGACAACAGAAGAATTTAAGAATTTGTTTGATTCATCTCCTGCCGAGGCGATAGACGCATTCATCAAAGGTCTACAAAATGCCGACGGTGCAGGTGAAAACGCAATCAGTATGTTGCAGGATATGGGATTTACCGAAGTGCGTTTGCGTGATTCTTTGTTACGTTTGGCAAACAGTGAGGCAGGTATCACCGAGGCGGTAACACGTTCCAATACAGCATGGAACGAAAACATTGCATTGCAGAACGAGTTCAACGCCAAAAACGAAACAACCGCATCACAAATGCAGATTGCAAAACAGAATATAATTGAGGCGGCAAGAGGTATCGGCGAAACAATGTTGCCGTCAATCAAAGACGCAAGCACCACGGTAGCCGATTTTGCAAAAGGTTTGTCGCAAATGTCAGACGAGCAAAAGCGTACTGTAGTTAATACGGGCGCTACGGTCATTGCTTTAGGTGCATTGTCAAAAGTCGGTGTCGGAGTGATTAAGGGTGCAGGCGATTTTGTTGAGGGATTAGGAGTAATCAGCGATAAATTGCCTATTATAGCAGACGCAACGTCAGCGATAAAAGTATCGACTGCGGGGTTAGGCAGTTCATTTTCTGCATTAGCGCCGATATTCGGTGCAGTATTAGCGCCTGCGGCGGTTGTTGCAGGGTATAAGGTTATTGCCGACCACGTTACAGAGGCTATTGAAAACAACGCAAAATTGGGTCAAAGCTACAAGGAGTTATATTCTCAGTGGCAAGACGCAGACAACCAAGTTTCGCATTTGGAAAATCTGCGAAGTGAATACGAAAAACTAAACGAATCAATCAACAGCGGTACATTAAATCCCGAAGAACTCGAAAGCGCTAAAAACCGCATAAACGACATTATGCAGGAAATCAAGGCGACTACAAATGATGATACCATAAAATTAATGATTGATACGGGCGAATTTGACACCGCACTTGCAATGGCGGTATCAAACGCACAAGACAGTGCAAATGAAATCAAAGACGCATTGGATTTAACATCAGGCAAAAAGGCACAAAAGGCAGTATCAGAGGGGTACGACGCACTTCAAAAAGGTAGTTCCTACGGTATGGACTACAAAAATCAAAAAGAAGAAATGAGTCAATGGTTGCAACAAGCAACTGATGTTAAAGAAAAATACCAACAACTGCAAGAAGAAATGACTGCGGCGTATGCAAGCGGTGACAAAGAAAGACGCCAAAAAGCAATACAAGCGAGAGATGCGTTTGTAAATGAAATGACCGACAGTGAATTTTCAAAGGCATATGAAAAAATGCAAGGTCAGAAGTTTTCATTCGGAGAAATGAAAGACGTTCAAAAGCAGGTTGACAATATAAAAGCTGCATATAACGAAATCAGTACAAGCATTGAAAAGATGGACGAACGTGCAAATAACGGTCGTGAATCACTACAAGCTGTAGCGGAAGTGGTTACATCGGAATCTATGAACTTAAACGGTTTCAAGAATATGCAAGAAGTCTTTGAAAGTGGCGGTATTGCAGTTGATAATGTATGCAAACAAATCAAATCAACTATGACTGATTTGGGATTTGAAAATCAAGACATTGCCGCACAAGTGGCACTGTTTAAAAACGGTTTTCAAGACCTACAAGGCGCAATTAATAATAACGCATTGGACGCTGTTGTAAATGATTTTGTCAAACAAGGTAAAGAAATCGGACTAACGTCAGAGGAAATAGTCACGAAAGCCGCATTAATGAAAAACGGTTTTTCTGATATTCAACAGGCTGTAGCGTCGGGTGATGTAAGTGGTTTAGTGAAAGACCTATCAAGTTTAGGTGGCGATTTAGGACTAAGCACAGAGCAAGTTGACGCATTGGCGCACAGTTTGGGATTATTGCCTGAGGATAAACATATTGAAATTGACGCAAGCGGTGATGTGTCTGCAATCGAGAACGCAAAAAATGCTGTCGAGGAAATAAATAACGCAGGCAATGTACAATTACAAGTCAGTGCCGAGGGGGATATATCTGTATTAGATACGGCTGATTCAAAGCTACAGGAATTAATCAACAACAACCAAGTTACCATAACATTCAATGTAGATACAGGCGGTTTTGATATTAACGATTTAGGCGGCAACAAATTAGGCGAAATAACCGCAGACGGTAAAATCAACTGGGAAAAAGGTGATGTTGAAAAGCCGGAAAATGAAAAGGCAGACGGCACGATTGATTATAAATTAGGTGATGTTGCAAAACCCGAAAACGCCGTTGCAACAGGTACAATAAACTACACATTAGGTACCGTTGCGACACCAAACGGAGTACCAAAGGCCAAAGGTACGCAGAACTTCGAGGGCGGATTGGCAATGGTTAATGATGAAAAGGGTATATCTGACCCACGAGAATTAATCGTTGACAAAGGACGTGCATTTATACCACAGGGCAAGGACGTGTTGTTGCCGTTGTCAAAGGGTGCAAAGGTGTACACAGCGTCACAAACCAAGGCGATAATGTCGGGTATGGGTATACCGCATTACGCAACAGGAAAAGACAATTCGGACGCGTTTACATCAGCCAAGGACGATTGGACGCATTACACCAAAACGCACGCAGTAACGACTGCACAAGAATTAGAGAAGTGGTTAGAATTTCAAGAGAAATTCAAGTCGAACGACAAGGATATTGCCGATATAGAGGAACAAATTTTCAGTTTGACACAGAAACGCACGCAGGAGTTAAACAACCTGTCAAAGTCGTATATTGAAGAACGTGCGGCACTGAATGACTGGGACGACAACGGCGACAATCCTATTGACGCATTTACCCGTATTCGTGACCGCAATATGGCGGAAGTCGAGGCAGGACGTATGACGTGGGAGGACTATACGACAGAAATGTCAAGTATAGGTTCAACGTTATACGACAATATGACCGAATACAGTCGTGATTGGTTGGAACACCAAGAAAAATACAACGGTATGAGTGCCACCGATTATATAGCAGGTATCGGCAGAATACAGACGTACACCGAACAAATGTACGCACAGGGTATAATCAGCCACAAAGAATATGTAGAGGCAAAAAACAAGCTGAATGAAGAATATTTAGATAAACGCAAAGAACAGATTGAACAAGAATACAACATATCTAAGGACTACATCAGCGAGCATACATATTTCAACGACTGGCAAGATAACGGCGATAATCCGCTTGATGCCTATAACCGTGTTATGGACCGTCATAAGGAAAAGCTGACAAAGGGCGAAATCACGCAAGAAGAATACGACAAGTACCAAAGTGAATTAGGTTCGGATATGTATTCGGAGCGTGTGGAGCAGTCAAAGAACTGGTTGGAAGAACAACGTAAGTATTACGGTATGACTGATGAAGAATATATCGCCGGTTTAAAACGTATTCAGCAGTATACACAGGAATACTATGATTTGGGGTTAATCAGCCGCAAAGAATACAACGAAAATATGACTGAACTAAATCACGATATGTTCGACCAAGCGGGCGAATCGTTTGACGATATGCTACAGCAACAACAGGACTACATCAACAAACTGCGTGATGAATTTTCTGCACAGGAACAGGCACTACAGGACAGTTGGACGGTAGAGGACCGCAAGGCTGATATGTCCGAAACACAGGCACAGTTGGATATTTACGCAAATGCAGTAACAGACAGAGGACAGCAGAAGTACAAAGAACTGCAAGAGCAGATGAAACAACTGCAACGTGATGAGGAGCTGTATCAACTGCAAGTCAAAAACAATGCCACTATTGAAAAATTAGAGGCGGAGTATGACGCGTTGGAAAACAGCAAGGCTGATTTCATCAAGTCCATTGCAACCAACATTGACAGTATAGACGTGACGGGTATTGTGGCGGATATAACACAGGAAGTCAGCGGCGGTAATGACAAGATAACCAAGACTTTGGGTGAGATTATAGAGGCTATTAAGGGCATTAAGATTGAACAGCAGAACTATAACAACAACAGTAAAATCACAATCAATACGACAGACAGCGCTGTTTTGGGTAGCTATGTATAACGTGCGGAGGTAGAAAATGCGAAACGGATTTTATTTTAAAAACAAACATTCAAACGATTTCGGCGTGACTGTACAAACGCAGTCACGTCCGATTAAACCGGAAATGAAAATACAGACATATGACAGCCCGTATATAGACGGTGAATATGATTTTTCAACGGCAAATGCGTACAACCGTGAATTTTATAAAAACCGCGTATTTAAAATGAATTTGCAAATATCGGCGGCGGATATGTCTGAACTGAACAGCAAAATCACAAAAATCACAACGTGGTTAATGGGACGTGGCGAGTTGATATTTGACGACACACCGAATGTCAAATGGAATGCGTCGGTTATTGAAACAATAGATTATAAACCCGAAAACTACGGACACAAAGCCGTTATTTCGGTGTCGTTCAAAGTGCAGACGTGGGCGGCGTTGGTATTTGATATTTTTGACGGTCCGATTTTGGATAACCCAAATATTAAATTAGATGATGAAATACCAATCGGACCGAATGAATATTACACGATTACAACGGCAGGCGATAGTACAATACATAACACAGGTGACCGCCCTGTCAGACCTGTTTTGCGTGTTACAAACGTCACAAAACCTACAACGATAACCTGTAACGGTATCAGTATTACGGTGTCGGAAAACTGCGTTATTGATTGCGACAAACAGTCGGTAACAGATGTAAACGGCAACAGTATTATGAAAAAAATCAAAGGTAGTTTTTTTGAACTGGAAACAGGGGCGAATACAATAAATTTATCCACGACGGCAACGGTCGAATTTTCATTTTATCCACAGTATGTGTGGAATACAGAAACGGAGGATATATACAAATGGGACAAATAACATTTATGCGATTGCACGACAGATATACAGACAGTTTTGAAACAGGTGAGGTACTGAACAACGCATATAACGTCAAAGAAACAAGGATATTGAACGATACGGGAAGTATTGAATTTGACTATCCATACGACGAAAAGGCACGTCTAATCAGTCAAAATATGTTGGTTAGTGTAAACGGTCATATATACGAAATCAGCCGAACAACACGAAATATGAACGGTGCGGATTCACTGCACGTTTACGGTACACCGCATTTTGTGTATGAGGCGCAGAAAGCGTTTATACCGACAATCAGCGACCATATCGGTAAAAGTTCAAGATATGTTCTAAAACAAGCGATTGATATTATATCAGATTTTAAAAAGACGGTCAAAGAAAAGTGTATTTTTCACATTATGACAAATGCCGAGTTGACCGCCAAAGGAATGAAGTGGGTTGCAGATGATGAACTGCTGATTGATTTTTTCTCTACCGACAAAACAAATTTGTGGGACGTTATAAAAACGATAATAGAAAATTTGGGACGTGGCGAGATATTCCACGAAACAACTATCGACAGTAATAACAACATTGTATGTAACATTGCCATTGTTGAACGTATCGGCACGGATAACGGTGTCAGACTGCGATTAGAAAAGAATATGCAAAGCATATCAATAGAACGCAATGTAAGCGATATGATAACGCGTTTATGGGCGTTCGGAAGTGACGATTTAACGGTCAGCAGTGTAAACGGCGGCAAAGCATATATAGACAGTCCAAACATTGAAAAATACGGAGTACAAGAGGGGTACAAGGACTATAGCGATTATACATCAGCGGCCAAACTGTACCGTAACGCAAAGTGGGAATTTGATGAGGATAACGAGGATAGAATTGACGTACCACAGTTGACAATCAGCGGTAAATTGATTGACCTATCCAAATTAGCCGAATACGGTGCGGCGGAAAAGTTGGAAATAGGCGATACAGTACACGTATTTGACATAGACGGTACGGAATATGTGCAGAGGGTAATTGAGTATCAGGCATATCCGTTGGAGCCGAAAGAAAGCAATATATCAATCGGGCATATCAGACGTGATTTTTTTATCGGACTATGGCAGACAGAACAGGCAACGAAGAAACATTCAAAGTGGCAGACTGCGAACAACAGTGTAAATATCCGAAAAGTACAAGGAACGGTGAACACAGACCGAAACGAGGTGCAGTCGGACAATAAGCTGTTGAAAATTGTCGGCGATTTGTTGACGATAAAAGATACAAATAACCGCGTTCGTGTGCGTTTGGGAAATTACAATGACGAATTTGTTTTTATCATTTACGACAAAAACAAAAAGCAAGCCATTTATTTGAACGAGGACGGCGAGGGTGTGTTCGCCGGAAGTATTCAGACAATGAAAGACTGTTTGATACAGGGTATGTTGCGTGTCGGTATGGCAGGCAACAACACAAAAGGTATTGAATTTTACGGCGACAGTTATCAACCTGACAAAGACGGTAACTATTCAACACCTTATGCACGTTTGGTACCGTATGTGGCAAATAATGAGGACTTCAAAGGTATAAATGTTGAGGGCGGAAAGCTATGTGTTAATGAAAAGCCTGTTGCAACGGAAAAGGATATTGATGGGCTGAAAAATAAAATTGATATTTTGACAAAAAGATTAGACGCAATGTCATAAAAAAATACGGCTGAAATCAGCCGTATTTTAATTATCGCAAGCTATTGATAAGTGGGACTATTGTAGAATTATAGTAATCAAGTGGGATTAGGTCAATACCGTGTTCGTATAAAGGAATGTCTTTCAATAAAGGGTTTAAAGGGTCATTTACATTATAAAAATAGTCTACAGCAAAAGTGTAGTCGTTTAGCCCTATACCTTTAAGCATATCCTCTATGTCATATGAACTAACATATTGCATACCGTCACGATGTTCGGTTTTTAGCTCCGGCAAAGGTGACAAGTCAGTTGTGGACGGCTTTACAGTCGGTGTCGGTGTTGGTTCGGCGGCGGTATCTGTATCAATCGTAATAGTGTTGTCACTGAATCCAACATTGAAACCGCCTACAGCGTCGGCAACGTCGCGTAATTTGAAATATGTATTATCGTTGATGTTGTAACCCTCTATCGCTGTTTCCGTACCGTTTACGGCAACAGGGAACGGGTTAGCCGTTACTGCATATTCTACGGCGAAACCTGTCGCTGTCGCACAGATTATACCGCCTGTTATAAAACCTAATATAAATTTTTTCATAGCTTGTAGCCTCCTTTTTTTAAAATAGTATATACCAAATAATAAAAAAATTTTGAAAAAAGTATTGACAAATACGCATAAAGGGCGTATAATATAAAATGAAAGGAGGAAAAGAATATGAAAAGAAACGATTTCATAAAGCTGTTGAAAAAGAACGGCTGGACACTAAAGCGAAATGGTTCAAATCACGATCTTTACCATAACGGTAAAGATAGAGAATCAGTACCGCGACACACAGAAATTGATGAAGATTTAGCCAAAGCAATCATCAAACGACGGGGACTTAAATAGTCCCCCCCGTCGGGTGATTATAAATATATATATAATTTTTTTAAGGAGGAACAGATATGAAAAACGCATATCCTATAATTTTAACACAAGGACAAAAATACGTTGTTGTATCAATACCCGATTTTGATATTAATACACAAGGTGAAGATTTTGCGGACGCAATGGAAATGGCAAGGGACGCAATCGGATTAATGGGAATAGATATGCAAGACGACGGAAAAGAATTGCCGACACCAACACCAATATCAGAATTAACAGTTGAAAATGGTGTTGTGACATTGGTAGATATAGATTTTGATATTTACCGTCGTAAAAATGAACTACGGGCAGTCAAAAAAAATTGTACTATTCCGAGCTGGTTAAACTATGAGGCGGAAAAAGCAAATATTAATTTTTCACAAGTATTGCAAAATGCGTTAATGGAACAGCTAAAAATTAGCCGATAAAACAAACAGAAATTAAGCACGTCACACGGCGTGCTTTTTTCGTACAAAAAATGAGGTGACACAATGTACAGACGAATACCACCATAGCACGCTTACGGCGTGTTTTTTTAATACCAAAATCCCAATTAATTACGATTAGAAAGGAATGATAAAATGAAATTAAATTTTAATTTTGACGGTAAAACATTTTTATCGAAATGGTGGAAGATTGTCCGTGATAATTTCACGGCAATTCAAACCGACCACAACACACTGTCCGACAAATTGGACACAGAAATCACGCAACGCACCAACGCTGATGTAGGGTTGGCAGACAAAATCACCGCCGAAACCAAAGCGAGGGAAAGTGCGGATAGTTCGTTAAGCAGTCGCATAAGTAACGAAGTGACAATACGACAGGCGGCGGATAATGAACTGCAACGTAATATTGACAGTGAAATCACCGAAAGGCAGACGGCAGACAGCAAAAAGGCTGACAAAACAGAGTTGTACGGCACTGATGAAACAACAAAGCATACTGTTACATATTCATTGACTGCGGCGGATATGGCTGTCAGTATCGACGCAGGACACAGTACAGGCACAGTTACAGTAGCGGGTAACACGGTTAAATCAAAAATCCTGTTAGACGGTTATTCAATACAGGCGGCGGATTTATCAGCAACGTTCGGCTGTGGGAAAGGTGAGGACGGCGACAAATATATTTGTATATATTATTCACCCGAAACAGGTACGCTGACAATGACGGTTGAAGATGTTGAAACGTCACCGGAAGAGGGAACTATCGCATTAATGACGGTAGGATATAACACCGCAACAGTAACAACAATGTACAACAGGGCGCAAACGTTTACAGGTATCAACAATTTGAACGGACTAAAAACCAATAATAAAAATTCGTTTTTAGAGGCGGTCAATGAAATTGCAACAAAACTGACAACTGAAATTTCGGACAGAATGGACGAAAACGATTCACTGTCGGACAGGATAAATACCGAAACCGGAGAACGACAGGCGGCGGATATGCAGTTGAGTGCACGTATTAACGCAATAGGCAACAAAGCACCGCAGAACCACGCAAGCACGGGTACAACATACGGTGTGGGTGACGCAACCAATTACGGACATTTGAAATTGTCGGACAGTGTAAGTTCAAGTAATTCAACAGGTAACGGTTGTGCGGCTACACCCAAAGCCACCAAGACTGCCTATGACAAAGCGGTTGAGGCATACGAGTTGGCAGACGGCAAATTAGACGCTAATTTTGTATCTAATGACTATGCAGGTATTGATGAAGTCACAACAACGCTGAGCGATATGTGGGGTGACAGGGTAGCACCGCCGACAACAATTACAATATCAAGTAGTACATCAAAACATATGCTAACAGCTGATTATTACTGTAGTGGCACAAACGACCAAACAGTGATTAATAATGCTATATCAGCATTGCCGTCAACTGGCGGCAAAATTGTATTATTAGAGGGTACATATAACATCAGCGGTCAGATAAACGTAAACAAACCGAATGTTACTATTTGCGGTATGGGTAACAGCACCGTTTTGGAATGTAAACAGGGCATATGGGGCATTGCCGCAACGCAAACTAATTTTACTATCGCCAATTTAAAAATGACATTTGACACCTACAATGGCAATGGTACATCAATCTGTATTTATGCGTCCGGCAGTCGTTGCAAATTTGAAAATTTGGATTTGTCTAACGCCGTATATGGTATAAACTGTGGCGGTGGATATTCGATTATTCATAAAGTGACTGCCACAGTTAACAGGACAAACATTCATTTAGGTTCCGGACATAATGTTGTTTCGGACTGTTACAGTGAAAATGCCAAAGAAACAGGTATTCGTGTTGAGGGTGAATACAACATTGTAACAGGTTGTCATATATCCGATAATGCAACATACGGAATTTTGGTTACAGGCGGCGGCAAAAACAAAATCGCAGGCAATATTATTAAACGTGATAGCTACAGTGATTCGCAATATTCAATATACGTGACATCATCAACATACAATAGTTGTTCCGACAACATTATGATAGGTAAAAACTATACAAACGCAGGCGGAACGACAAACACGTTTGACAGTAATAAATATTAATGGGGTGAAAATATGCGATATAGATTTGACGGAAACAGATTGCAGTTAATCAAATATGAAATAACTGCAAAGAACATAATAACAGGAACAGACGACACTGTCATAGAGCAAACCGACACGCATACGGCGTGTACGGATAGTGAACGTGACGAACTGTTACAACGTTATCCAACAGCAACAGTAACCACCGTAGATAATACAGGTTACGAATGGTTAGACGGAATGCAATTTACACAGGAACAGTTGGCGGACGGTGAGTTGGAACGGGCGGTTGAAATGGGCGAAACCGCCTACAATGAAATGAAAAACGCACCGTCGCAAGATGAAATTAATGCAATGCTGATGTTGAAGATTGCAGAAATGGAGGTAGCAATCACAAATGAAAAAGTATCTGATTAAAATTTATTACAAAAAGGGCATTTACAAAGATAAGGATTTAAACACATTTGTAAATGCTGGTTTTATCACGGCAGACGAAAAGAGAGAAATTATGGAGGGCTGATATGGAGGCAGAAAACGAAAAAGAAGTGTGGGAGCGTCTGACTGCCGTAGAGCAGTCAACCAAATCGGCGCACCACAGAATTGACGGTATCGAAAAACTGACCGAAAGCGTCCACATCATAGCCACGGAAACTAAGGCAATGCGTGAGGACGTAAACGATATTACATCACGGGTAGACGAAATAGAAAAACGTCCTACAAAGCGCTACGAAACAGTAGTTACCGCCATTATTACGGCAATAGTGGGCGGTTTGATAGGTTATTTTATTAAAATGTTGGGTTTTTAGTATTTTAGATTTCAAGGAGGTACATTAAAATGAAAGAATGGCTAAAATGCGCGGGTATTCGTGCAATAAAAACAGTAGCACAAACAGCAGTTGCCACTATTGGTACTGCTGTCGCGTTGGGTGATGTCAACTGGGTAATGGTTGCGTCAGCGGCGGCATTGGCAGGCGTGCTGTCATTGTTGACATCAATCGCAGGTTTACCGGAAATTCAAGAAAAGAATTGAGGGGATACATATGCGAACAATAAATGATGGATTTCCAATCAAACAGTTCAATGGTATTGACATTGATACGTCAATACAGTCATCATCGGCAAACTATTACACATACAGTAGTCGTTTGGTGAAGTTTATTGTAATTCACTACACCGGAAACAAGAAGGACACCGCAAAAGCAAATGCAACATATTTTCATAATGATTCACGAGGTGCATCGGCACATTTGTTTACTGATGATGATAGTTGTTATCAATCAGTCGCATTGAATAATGCCGCATGGGCGGTGGGCGGCACAAAGGTATATAAACATGCCGAATGCCGCAACATAAACAGCATATCCATTGAAATGTGTTGTAGTGGTAATTCTATTGTGTCAGAAAAAACAATCAACAATACCGCATATTTATGTGCTGAATTGTGTAAATACATAGGCATTACAGCAGATACAGTTGATATATTTGTTTTGCGCCACTATGACGTGTGGGACAAACAGTGTCCGGCACAGTGGGCAACTGAGAACAGTGCCGGTTGGACGACATTCAAAGAAAAGGTTAAGGCGATTTTAAGAAATGAGGAGGGACTGACAATGGAGCAGTACAATGAATTAAAAAATCTAATAGAGAAACAGGCGGCGGAAATTGCCGATTTAAAAAACATCAACAAACAGTTGGTGAATGTAGTTCAAACTACAATGGTATACGATTTCAATGATGACAATATGCCACCGTGGGCGCGTCCTGCGGTGCAGGCGGCTATGGACTGCGGTGCGGTACAGGGTGATGAGAACGGCAGATTAGGTCTGTCCTATAAGGACCTACGAACAATTTGTAGAGAGTACAGATGTGGTATGTATGATAAATAGTTAAATATTGTTATATAAAAATTGCATAAAAAAATTTTTTATTTTTGGTTAATTTAATATTGACTAAATGTGATATAATATATATAGACTATTTATATATATTTATTTGGGAGTGGTTTATATGAGTAATAGATTCAAAGCTGTTGATATAGCTAAATGGTTTTTGGCATATAATAGGTTGAAAATTGACGAAACAGGTGCAGATTTAATATCTAATTTAAAATTGCAAAAATTATTATATTATGCACAGGGAGTATATTTAGCTATTACAGGCGAAAAATTATTTTCTGATGATATTCTCGCGTGGAAACATGGACCTGTTGTTGAAGCGGTATATTATACTTATAAAAGCAACGGAAGCAATGGGATTGATTATGATGAAAATTTTGACTTTTCAAAATTTGATAAGAAAACAGAAAACATTTTAGAGGCTGTGTATGATAATTTCGCTCAATATTCTGCATGGAAATTAAGAGAAATGACACATCAGGAAACACCTTGGCAAAACACACCGCAGAGTGAAGTTATAGATCCTAATCTTATACGTGATTATTTTGAGGAGAACTATGTAGAATAATGACAAAAAAATTAAAAAATATTGGAAGTAATAAAAAAATTGAAAAAGATAACTTAGAGAAACAAGGTAGGATATGCGCACAATTTCCTACCTTTTCATTTAGATACATCACAACGAACAATCACTACAATTTAGACTTTTTCAATGATAGCGATAGAAGAAAAAAAGAAGAAACTATACATAAATTATATGAGAGAATTGAGGAAATATCAAAACAAGATTGGATATATTGGGGCTCGTTAAACAAAAAAAGTAGCTACGAAACAATCCCTTATAGTTCCATTAAATTCAAAAAGCAGGGACCAGTTTTGACTGGAGATGAAAACATTTATGTTTTTAGAGTGAAATCTGGGCGAATTTCTGACGAGGCGAGAATATTAGGATATAAAGAAGGCGGATGCCCCATATATTATATCATAGGATATGATTTTGATTATAGTGCATACGAACACGGAAATTAGAATACGTAAGCAGAACAAAAAAAGATGTTTAATAAACAATTTTAAGGGTGGCAAATAGCCGCCCTTATTTTTTTACTTGCGATTTACAATTCATTT